ATCATCTGCCGAGGCATCTGCCGAATAAAATAAATTAATAATACTATTTACTTTATAATTATAATGTGGTAAACTTTCAATTATTCATACAAATAATATTGGAGAAATACATGAACATATTCTTTATAGACAAATGCCCTGTTATGTCAGCTATGCAGTTATGTGACAAACACGTTGTCAAGATGGTGCTAGAGACTGCCCAGATGTGTAGTACTGCTATACATGAATGGTGCTTTGGTGATGAGCCTATTCTAGATAACATATACAAGTCTGCATACAAGAACCATCCCATGACTGTATGGGTACGAGAGAATGATGCTAACATGATGTGGGCTGTATTGCATGGACTATCTATAGGCAGGGAGTACAAGTATAGATACGGTAAGGATCACAAGAGTACTGCTATACTAGAGAATATCTCACAGTATATGTTCCATGACAACTTTGATGAGGACTATACATTACATACAGAACCACCACAATGTATGCCAGAGATGTATAAAAGACTTGACTATGTAGAGGCTTATCGTGCATACTATATAGATGCAAAGTCTCATATACTAACATGGACTAAGCGTAAAAGACCAGAGTGGGCATTTCCTTACTTAACAAGAATGGGACTTAATTAATGTTTGTAGGATGGACTGATCAAATGCAACATATGTATGAAGTAGTACAGATACCATACGAGGCTACAAAGAATTGGATATTAAATATACATTATGCTAAACGTATGCCATCAATCAGTTATGCATATGGTCTGTATCGTTATGATGAGATGGTAGGCATGGTATCTTATGGTAGCCCAGCATCACCATCACTATGCAAAGGTATCTGTGGTGAGGAGCATAAGTCTGATGTCATCGAGTTGAACAGGTTGGTACTCAAAGATAATTTACCCAACGAGGCATCGTTCTTAGTATCTAAGTCATTGAAACTATTACCTAAACCCAAGGTAGTTGTATCATATGCCGACACTGCCCAAGACCATGCAGGTATCATTTACCAAGCCACTAACTTCCTGTTTACTGGTACAACTAAACCTAGAACAGATATAGCTGGTAAGGATGGTAAACATTCTAGACACCATCTAGGTGACAAAACTAATAGAATTAATCGTAGTGCAAAGCATCGTTATGTATATTTTATTGGTACTAAAAAAGAAAAAAAGATATTGCGTAATGCTTTACGTTATGATATAAAAGATCAGTACCCAAAGTACTAAATGCTTATGACTTCCTATATTAGGAGAGGAGAGATTAATACTATGATTAACACTGCACTAACTTTCTACTTGTTCATTGCATTGCTTGGAGTAATAATAATTGCAATAGCATGGATAATGTTCTTGACACAGAGATTAAATAAGTTATCATCCACATTAAGAGAAGTTTTAATTAATTATTCAAAGGAGAATAAAGAATGAATGTACTAGAAAATTTTGGTGATGCAGACTTTGATATAGACTTTGCTCCACTAGAAAGGTTTCCAGAACGTAAGTATGTTATTCGTACTGATACTGATGAGGCTATCGGTGTTGTCGGTAAGGACTTTGGTGGTGTTAGTCATCCTCAGTTCTTTGGACAAATACGAGAGGCATGGGCTGAAGAGTTAGGGTTCACACATGATGACTTCTATGACTCAGTAGCATTGGAGAATGATATCAGTATTGATACCAAGGTGTCTCGCAATGGTGCTTGGGCATTGGAGAAGGTAGTCTTCAACAATCACAAGGCTACTGTCGAGACAAGTAGACACACTACTGAAACTGCTCTGTCTCTGTATGCTTGGCATGGTGTTGATGGATCTACATCTAACAATGTGATCAGTGGTGCTATTGATTTCTTCTGTACTAATGGTATGGTTACTGGTGACTACAGTAAGATACGCAAGAAGAATACTAGGCACTTTGACATGGGTCGTATTACTCACGAGATGGAGGGTATCTATGATCGTTGGGTTAATCACAATGCATGGTGTCAGAAGTTAGCAGAGAAAGACATATCTGTTAATGCACTCAAGACTGCTCTTGAAGACATACTACCAGAGAGAGCATCTAAGAATATGCTTAACTCTGTACTTGATGAGTTCAGTGTAAGAGGTGCAAACGCATGGGCTGTATACTCTGCATTCACTCAGTATGCTTCACATGAGGATCGTTTCGGCTTTCGACAGACTGCCAATGACAATACTCTGGAGCGTCAGTTCAAGCGTAATGAAGATGTAGCAAAATGGATTGAGCATCCTGCTTTCTTGCAACTGGTTGCATAATGAGAGTACTGAAGCGTAAAATAAAAGTCTTTGAGGATCTTGACAATCAGATCCTTGAGGACTATATTAGAGATACATACAATGATGTTAAACAATATGAGGATAAAGACAATGCAGAAATCATCGAAGAGTTTGAAGCAATCAAAAAAGAGGAACTTGATGGCGATAGCTTTAGCTGATCCATTATTCCATAAGCGAGTAATTGAGAATAAAAGACGTAAAAAACTATTAGCTAAACGAACTAAACGAGAACTGATGAAAGGTGTTATATGATGCCTATAAGTGATGACGATTACGATCATGTCCAAGCAATAGCTATCTGCCACTCTGATTGGAGTCCAAAAACAGCAGCAAAAGTAGCTAGGGTAATGGGTTTTACTGAGTTTGATCAATACAAAGAAGTTTATCGTGCAGGTAAAAAAGCAATATCAACGTATAAACATAAAGGAAAGGTGTGGGATGATTGAGCTACCTGACTTTGATGATATAGATGACAACCAAGGCATAAGAGTTAATTGTCCTAGTTGTGGTGGGTATGGTACATTCACTGCTACTAGGGTTGATGGAAGTATTCTGTATAACTGTTACAAAGCAGGATGTTCTGTGTCTGGTAAGAAAGATGTTGTGGGATCAAGCAAGTATGTTAGAGAAAAATCTATCATACCTGCCGAAACAGATAAGTATAAGTTTGAGATACCAGAACATTTTTCTGTTTACTTCCCAAATAAAATGGTAAATTATTGTGTACGAAATAATATTGATACTAATAAAGTACAGTTATACTATGATGTTAAGTTAGACAGAGCAGTATTTCCGATCTTCATGGCACAACCATCTAACTTTGATGTTCCTACTGTTTGGAGAAATAAAGTGGTTGATGCTGTCGGTAGAACACTAGGAAGATCATGGAGTAAATGGCATAGGTATGGTAACTCAGGTTTACCTTTTATTTGTGGTAATAGTGAGACTTGTTATGTCGTTGAAGACTGTGCATCTGCCGTAGCTGTATCACAATATGGTACTGGACTTGCATTGCTAGGTACAAATTTATCTGATTTAATACTTGACATTGTGGTAAACTATCCCTATGTTGTAGTATGTCTGGATAGAGATGCATCTGCCAAGGCAATACAAATGAAAAATAGAATTGGCCAATTTACTAAATGTGAGGTAAGATTACTTGATGTTGACCCTAAAGAGAAACCAGAAGGAGTATTATAATGACTACATACAATAGAGCTTTTTCTATGCCCAACAAAGATACATTCAGTATGAAACCTGTTAAAGAGTTTGTGGAGCATTGGATTGGTGTAGCATACTCTGCTCAAGACAGAGATAATCCAGTTGTTATAGATCCATTTGCTAGAAATAGTAAGTATGGTACAATTACAAATGATCTCAATCCTGATACTGAAGCAACTTTCCATATGAAAGCTGATGCGTTTCTGGATATGTTATTAGATAAAGAAGTACAAGCTGATGTTGTGTTGTATGATCCACCATACAGTCCAAGACAGATCAGTGAGTGTTATAATCATACTGGTATAAAGACTACACAACAAGATACACAGAGTAGTTTCTATACTAAAATAAAAGATCGTATAAGACCTCTTGTCAAACCTGATGGTATTGTGCTATCCTTTGGATGGAACTCTATGGGAGTTGGTAAGAAGTTTGGTGACTACAAAGAAATACTATTGGTAACTCATGGTGGAGCGCATAACGATACAATATGTGTTGCACAAAGAAAGGATACAAACGAATATGTCTAATGATTTATTAGGACTATTTCTATCTCATAATTTCTATGAGAAGAACAGACACTTGATCGCAATGGACTTCTTTGAGAATGAAGCCAAGAAGATCTGGCGTAGCATTGAGTTAGGTCATGCAAGATATGGGCGTGACTTGACTCCTGCCGAGGTAGAACAGGTATTGTTCAGTGAGTTTAGGACTATGACAAGTAGCCAGAAACAAGCTATGATGATGCTGACCAGAACATTGTCTAATGATATTGGTGAGGATGTTGCAGAAGATGTTCTCAGAGATCAGTTTAAAGTTTACTTTGGTAGACAGTTAGCTGATCTTGGTATCAAGATGATGGACAACAAGGTGAATGACCTGACCAAGGTCAATGAATTACTGGGTAAGTACGAACAAAACTTTATGCCTAAAGAAACTATACAGGAGATTAAACATGATGTCGCATCTTTATTGCACTCTACTAAAGATGTATCCAAGTACAAATGGAACCTCAAAGGACTCAGGGAAATCTGTGCAGGTATCGGACCCTCGACCTTCTCTGCTGTCTTTGCTCTTGTCGAAACTGGCAAGACTGCATTCCTGATATCTACATTGTTTGGGCCAGATGGTTTCTTGAACCAAGGTGCAAAGGTAATGATACTAGGTAATGAGGAGCCTGTCGAGCGTACTGCACTGAGAGCAGTTAGTTCGTTCACTGGCATGACTGACAAAGAGATTGCTAATGATACTATTACTGCACACAATCAATGGGATGTATATTCTAGTCAGTGTGTGTTCTTGAATACTGATGAGGTATCCTCGATGGAGGAACTAGATCAGTTACTAGCCAAGCACAAGCCTGATGTACTAGGCATTGATCAGCTAGACAA